ATAATAATGTCTATTACAATCAAGAATAGTAGAATTGTTAATTATTACAAAGCTAATCCAAGCCAAAATATTGAGAGAAACAATCTATTTCTTATTGAATTGATTGAAAATATCAAAGATAGTATTGAAAAGGGAATTAATACTAATGAAACAATTCAATATCTAGACAGTTTTAAAACTCTTGTTGATACAAATTTCAGAGATTTGGAATCCCAAGTTCGCGAAAATAATGTGGCTAATGAGATTAAAGCACTAGATGCGAAAATACAGTTGTTAAATAAAGACACAGAGCAGTTAACCGAAATTAAAACGATGGTAAACTCACACAAATATAGTGTTACAAAGGAAATTGAGACACTTATGAAGAGTACAGAGAACAGTAATATTATCAATTTTGGAGAGATAATTGATAAGAAACATGAATTAATTGTGGGTAAAATTTCCTACGAATTATCTAAAGATAGCAAAGATAATAGCAAGACATTGTCGGAAACTTTAAGCAATCAATTACAAGAGCGTTTCAATGATATTAAAAAAGAAACAGATAAAATAATCAATTCTGATAGTTCTAATAATATAAAAGTCATTGAAAGTTACTTTAATAAATTAAACGAAGCATTTAATCTCTCGGAGGCAAAAAATGAAGCCGATAGAAAGAATAGTATTGAACAACAACAACTAGTTTCTAAGACACAAACAGATTTACTTTACGAAAAGATAAGCAGCTCATTTAGACCATCTCTAGAGAAACTCGATCAGTATATTGATTTGCAAACAACTACAAATTCTAGTCGCAAAGGCAATGTTAGCGAAGGTAAACTGGAAATTGTTCTTAATAAATGTTTTCCAAACTCCACTATTGAAAACACAAGTAAGACCGGACAGAGTGGGGACTTTCTTATTAAATATAAATCCTCTGTTATTGAAAACACACACGCAGATAGTGATGGATATATCTCCATTATGATTGAAAATAAAAACTATAAAGGCAATGTCCCTGAAGAGGAAGTTAAGAAATTCATAGATGATGTAAAAACCACAAACAAGCATGGTATATTTATATCACAAACCAGCGGTATTGCAACTAAGAATAATTATGATATTGATTTTGAAGGGAAAAACGTGTTATTATATCTACATAATGTTCAGTATGATGAGAATACTATTATTTCGGCTGTTAAATTACTAGAGGCAATTTTATCTAAGATTAATCTTAAAAATCCTGGACAGAATATTCCTGAAGAAAAAATCAAGGCTGTTCGCAGAGAAATAACAGAGTTTTTTGATATTAAAAACGGTTTAATTCAGGATTCAAATACCATTATTGACTCTATTAAAAGAAATCTGGTTGCTAATATAGAGAGACTGAAGTTTCCCAATCTTAGCGCAATGGTGAATGTTGCCTCTTCAACCAAATCGGGTGATCATGCGTGTGAATTTTGCGGATTAACATTCCCAACCAAGCAAGCACTTGGAGGTCATAAAAAGAAACACAAGGATGAAATGAATGGAACAAAGGGAACCAAGACAAATAGTGTAATCAATGTAAAAACCTAATTATAAAAGAAGCTTGTATGTAATTATTATCAAAGCCATATAGAAGCGTGATAAATTCTCACTTAAATCATTTAGTATTCCAAAACGATGAGGAGTTCCCTCATTACAATCACTATCGAAATATAAATTAAGCACTAGTGATAGAAGCAATTACAATAAAATAACAAATTTTAAAAATGCTGGTAAGAATAAAAAAGGGAAAAAACAAAAGAAGAAACAGAGTAAAAAACGCACACGGATATCCAGAAAAAATTGATTAATTTTTTTATTAACAATAACATGTAAATGAAAACAATTCTAATCATCGGTTCCATTCTATGGATTATTCTCCATTACATAATTCCGCATCTATATACGAAATTATGTGTTCCGCTCACTCCCTTCGGGTTTATCGAATCAATCATTCTGGCAACTGCACCCCACTGCGAAGCTATGAGATATGCGCTCTATATTTCAGGAAACAATATTAAATATATGTGGTTCACGATGGGAGCTGGGATGCTATCATTAATTGCCGATAAATTATGCGCAAGGGTTCCAAAATAGAGTGCTATTCTACCTTTAATCTAAATCTTAGATAGTAAATAGTAAAAAATAACAATGTATAGCAAACAGCAATATAATATGTTAATGCTTTTCTTGATTTATAATCAACTACTAATCCATTGAATTCAAGAAATGGATCTATCATATTAAAGTTGTCTTTACATAGACGATTTTCTAACATACTAATAAAACATCCGTCAAATAATATAAATAACGATACTATTGCAGCATAATAAATTATAGATAATGTAACAAGCATTCCATCACAGAACATTAATATGAATATGAATGCTACAGGCATTGCGAAATGATAGCTTCTAATCATTACACCGAGAGAAAACTCTGAAATACCTGTTCTTCTACATAAATATTCCAGAATATCAATGAAATTTGCTCTGGATGATTTTGATATGAACATTATATTAATGTGTGGATTTTTTCTTAAAAAAAAAACGTAATATATATTTATGTATGGGGGATGAAAATAAGAATGAATGCCCTTCAGTTAAAGAACCCGAAAAAATAGACGATGAAAATAACGAGCCAGACGAGAAGCAGTGCTATACAACTCAAAATCAAAGCGATTCTGTCCCGACTTGTAGAAAAGACGTCTCCTTTAAGGAGCAGAGCGAATCATTAAAGGAACATATTTTGATAAATTATCCGTTTTACATTATAACAGCAAGTTGTATTTTCATATTATCTTGTAAAAAAACAAACAAACGTAACTATTTTGTTATGATTTTCTCTCTAATGTATGTTGCCTTTGCGGGATATTTCATTCATATGATATCACACAATATACATTATACTAAAATGTATGACGAATATCCAGTCATTTACAAGAATATACCTATAATAGACAAATGTTTTCGCTCTTTCACGTGGTTTTTAGATTTCCATCACATATCACATCACGATTCAGAAATAAATAAACTACCTAAATACCAACTATTAGAAGCAATCAACAATTTTGTAATGCAGGGTGCAATTGGCGTGTGTGCTGGAACATTATATAATATGATGGACTGGCGGATGTTTATGTTGTGGGGACTTTTCTACGCATCATTTCATATTATTAATTACACATTCGTTGAACCAACCGTTCACAGCGACCATCACTTTAATATATACTCAAATTACGGGATTGATATTTTTGATATTCTTATAGGAACCAAACATAATTGGTCAGATATTGAGGACTATAATCATTATTCAATTAATATGGTTCTCATAACCGTTTTATTTTACTTTATCATATAATTTCATTTTATTTGTGTTAAAGTTACCAATATGCTATCTATAATTTTAAATCCTATGGTTGAAAGTGTATCAATAATAATGTGACGATCACTACAATTAAAATAATATTCTTGTAGTTTTATATTAATAAAATACATACAAGGTATAATTAATAATATAAAGAACAATAAATTCATTTTTGTACCTAATTTTTTAGTTCGTTTAATATATTTGTGATATAATTTATGAAATATTACGTAACAATAGGTACAAAATAAAGAATATAATAATGTAAATATTAAGGTTATAAAATACTTAAGATTTATTTGTTTGTTTGATAAATTACACGTTTTTAATATGTTAAATGTTGTAATACAACAATATGTAAATACCAGTAAATTTACATAAAATGATGGTTTAATAATAATTCCTAGAACGATAACAAAATCAATATATACAAAGATTATTAAAATCTCCATTAATGAATACAAGTTCATTTATATATACACTTTATAAGAATATCCCGACACTTCAGAACAAAATAGAGTTTAGTCTTTCCGCGAGAATGAATACCAATTTCCAAAGTTCCTTTCAAACGAGTTACCATTTTGTCGCTTATAATTTCCTCCACGAAGAGACCTTGAAAACATGAATTGTGAGAAAACGCATTGCTTGTTCTACTATTGGTCTCGTTGAGTAATCACCAGAGATATATATGGCTTAAAATCTTAGCATTATAGTATCCGCTTGATTTAGCTATCTCTTTTTTTATTGCTTCGGCGCGTAAGGGAGTTCCGCTGTGCCTCTTAAAATAGTTACGCATCCGCTTTCGCGTATTATGATTGTCCTTTGCATAGAGCTTTAGCGGTGTTCTGTCCTTGTATTGCTGATACCCCAATCCACCAAAATGAATGGTGCGCGTCTTCTTTGTCTCCCGATCCTCCACAATTACCGTATATTTTTTGCCTTTTTGCTTGCTCTTTTCAAATTTTAGGATGCGCTCCTTCATATTCGGCTTTCCACCACCGATTTTTATCGTCTTTTTATTAGGAATTCGTGCGTTTTTACTCAATTTAAGCGCCTTACTACTCGGTTTACAGCCTTCCACGAGTATATGTCCGTCGACTTTTGCGGCGGGTCCGCCTGATATAGCACTATATAAACGCGCCTTTCCCCATGAATGTGCTGTCTGATTCGGTCTTGACCCAGACGAAAAATACGCACCCTGACCCTTTTTAATAATTTTTTCTAGTGCGGCTCTTTTACATTTCGTCTTTTTACTTAACTCATTAATATTAATAGGTTTGTTCTTATCTAAATCGTATATCTCGGTCACTTTGCTGCTCCAGCTCGTCTTACGATTCTTGAAACCCTTTATTTTCTTTCTCGTATGATATTTTTCCTTTTTATAGTCACGTTGAGACTTTTTAAGCTCGCCAGTTGCCTTCTTTTTGGATTTACTAGAGAGATGTTGAGGAACATAATTCCGTGGAATCCTCGTCATTATATATATTCATTACAAGAATATCCTGTTATTTCGCAACAAAAGGGGATTTTCATAGTTCCTCGGGATTTAATACAATTAACATCAGAACATTCTCCCAAAGTTGCCTTCCAACGTTTTGCCGTTTTATCGCTTATAACTCCTTCCACGCAACCTTTATCGCCGCTGACGGTTACCATTTTATAATGTAGTCGTTTCACCTCGCCCATTTGAGTGAATACAAATATCATCTTACATAATCTTTTCAACATGTATATTTTAATGTTTATACTTTTATATAGCTTGTATTAAATAGTGTTTATGTCCACCAACCCAACCAGCAAATGACTGTCCACATAGTAATATAGTTATAAATGACATTACAGAAGAGGAAGTGAGCAAAGTAATTCATAAATTGAATGATGCTAATGATATTAAACGAGTTCAAAATCTAAAAATGCTGACTAAATCGTTTAATCGCGAATAAAATATTGATACTATCAAACAAAAATTTTATAAACTACTTAATGAAAATATTCAGTTGAAATACGATAATATACAAAACAATAAGCATGGGTCGGAGAACAGAATCGCAATGGTTAAAAAACTACACAACGAACCCTGATATATAAAATCGCAACTAAAAATAGAAGCCTATAAGAAACGCATATCTCTTATGCTTAGGTATGTAGAAGATCGCAATTATATATTGAACCTAAAATACGTGAGCTATAATTTTAAAATACAATGTATTCAAATATCGATTATTTTACTGTCTACATTCTAGGCACTGCTACAAGGTTCTACGCAGGTATTTGATATTTTACCAGAAACAATCACCTTTTTTGGTCTATTCATCTCTGCGTATACCAGTTTCACTCTCTCGGTAAGTAAATATATGAATTACGATGAGAGGAAAGATGAGACGCACTATCTGCGAAAACGATTTGCCGAATTTCTTGTAAAGGTCCAGATACTTAATAATGAATTAGAGCTTTGGGCTACCTATAAATTTTGGGCCGATGTACCTATTCATACAAAGGTCGCCGAATGGAATCAATGTGAATCTGTAATAGCGAGACAAATATTAAAATTGGTAGACGAAAAACGAGAATTATGTAGTGGTTTTGAGAAAATATTAGATGCTATCACACAGAAAAAATACAAGGAACGTGCTGCTGAATTACGAGTTAAAAATTACAGTAGAATGCTACTATTTGATAACAAAAACGAACAAAATATGATAAAACAGAATGAAATCTCATTCAACGGAATCAAGAATTACAATGCGAAGTAAATCTATATGATAGACACAATAAAAATGAAACTGAAACTAAAAAAGAGGGTTGTTATCCGTAATTTATTATTCCTATATATTAATGACTTATCTAGTAATTATTATTGCTCTATTGCTGATCTGCGGTTTACTATATTACAATAATAAACTAAGCGAATCATTTGAAGGCGAGATGGATGTCCCCAGTCGCCAGGTTAGTGAGCCAGAGCCTACCGTTTCAAAAGCCAACCATTCAGAGCCAGCTCAGTATACACAGAACCAGACGGAAGATGAGGTAGAGGATAAACCTGTTCTCCGAAATCCACTAACTCTATATAAGGCATATATGGATACTAATTGTAAGAATAATTACTGTTGTGTAGACGGAATGACCTTTAGCGAAGAGCTTGGTGTGTGCATCAAGAACAACGATAGCTCATACTTATCTGAGTTTCATGCGCTTGGTTATGTCCCTATATCGCCACCAAAAGTAGATGATTTAAGATGATTAGAGAGATGCTATCTCTTTTTTTGTTAATTTAACCTCTTTGCCGAGCTCTTTTATAAGCTTTAACTTTACCTTTTCGTCTAAGTCACGCGTAGTTGACCCAGCAATAGCAACGTATTTCATCTTGAGAGTCTCCGTTTTCATCCAGTCTGGATACTGCTTCTCAAATTCAGCGCACCACCGCTGTTGAATGCCATACTCAGCATTTTGAATCACTTTATCTCCGGTATTCTCCTTCCAACCATCTTTTTCATCCTTAATATACCACTCCTGGTTCTTTAGATTAGTGCAATGGAATGGACGCTCGGTAATTGCTAGAGGCTGTAGGCTCTTAAGGACAACATTCGTAATACATTCGTTTTTTTCCTTTGAAAGGTCGTCCATTGTAATAAACAATTGCTTTGCGAAATTCTGTATAGTCATCGCATCGGCGCATTTTTCATTTAAAAATAACTGAATATTGAAAACCTGATTATTACTATTGTTATTATTTCCTAATTTTGGAATCATTTCTTGAATTTGTTTATGTAATGATTCGTTTTCACCTACTACTTTTAACATAATCTCCATCATATCGGTGTTAGATTTATCATTTTTAATTGTTGGTTTTTCATCGTCAGTAACAATTTTGCACGTTTTTTTGTGTCTACAGTAACCCGATTGAAATTTGTATTTTTTTCCACAACCACAATGGTAAGGGTTTTCGGGTGGAGAGTTTTTGTTATCATTTTTATCATTATGTTTTCTGGTCTGTAAATGTTTATTAAAATCGCTAATTCTATTAGCATAATAATCACATTTTTTACAATGGTATTTTTTTGGAGAGTTTTGGAGAGTTTTTTTTACCATTTTCCCTTAAATAATGGTAATAAAAACTCTCCAAGTTTTTTACATATATTGTATATTTTGGGCGATTTTCAGCCACACCATAAAAATCCTACATACTTTTTTGTAAACTCATATATATTTTCCTACATCGCCTAGACAAAAAAATTTTTTTTTATTTTTTTCGAAAGTCATTTCACATATTCTGAAAAAAACACGTTTTTTCGTTTTT